GGGATAACCTAACAAGGTATACCCCCGGGGGGTATACCCCAACTACTAGCAGACAACATGGAACGAATAAATTATAAAAGTCAAGACTAATATAATTATCTTATAAATAAGATAATTATATTGATATATAGGAGGTGCCAAAGATGGCTAAAGATTGTGTTATTGTTTGGTTCGAAAAAGGCGACGAACGCGAGGCTATGTTGTTTTTCGACATGCCGAGCGGAACGCCGTTTTCACATTCATGGTTTTCAGATTTGCGTATGCAATGGTTAGACGCGCTCGACCTATTACAGGTCCCGGACTACTCACCGTGTCAGCATTTCTCGAACGTCGTCAGCGTTTCTATTGATACCGATAATGTCGTATGGGATAGCGATTATATTATCACCATGCACACCGACGCGCCGTTCGCTCGCGCTCATGGCGGCACATGGTGCCGAGGCGAATAACATGAAATTCACCGTATACGCTACACCAGCCGTATTAGAGAACGTCAGCGGCCGGAACATTCTGTTTTTGATTAAGACGTTCGGGTTCGACTACTGGCGGCGCCGGGAGTCGTTAACCCTGCAGGGTAACAAGGTTATTATCGGGACCGTAACAGAAACCCGTCAGAAGAAGTTTACTAACGCCGTTGAAATTGGAGGTTTTGAGAAATGAATAATTTGCATGTGACCGAGATATTCGAAAGCGAAGCCGCGAAGCGGTTTCGCCTCGAATACTTCCCGTTCTTCGACCTGGTAGACGTCCGGCGGTCTATCATCACACCCAGTTACAACACACTTTTCTATAGAAACGTTCGTTTCCATCGTATCGACAAAAAGCGGTCCGGCACCGGCGCCGACCAAATTATCGTATATATGCCGACCGATCGGGACTGTGTCGCGGCGTCGAAAACCGGCTATGTTGTTATCGAGGACCTAAAAATACGCGAGGTTATGACAGATGGCGAGCAATAAACTGAAAACATTTATCGGTTACAACCCGGTTAACATTTCAAAGTATAGCGAAAAGGAACAGCGAGCGGCTTATGGAAAACTGCGCGCTATTGCTAACAAAAGGATTGAGAAACTCGAACGTTATAATAAATCAACTAAAGCAGCGACGGATATATGGATGTATTTCGGATTTAAGGACCGTATACCGAAAATTTCGGAACTGGGCAATATCCCAGTTTCCGCGGCACTTCTCGAAGTTTCCCACTTCTTGCGCTCGCGTACCAAAATACAGGATATAAACGCATATGAGCGCAATCAGGTTAAAACTTTTAGGAAAATGGGTTTTAAACAAATCAATCGGCAGAATCTAAAGAAGTTCGGCGATTTCATGGAAGAAGTAAGACAGCGCAACCGTGCGCGCTTGCGTGACAGTTTCCGCGCCGTCAGGGTATTCGAAGCGGCCGAACGTCTGCATATCAACCCGATGAAACTTTACGAAAATATGGAGTATTACGGCGGCGATTTGGAGGCATGGGAAAAAGTGAAACCGTTCGAAAGCGGCCGAAAAGGTTATTCTGCTTATAACTATAGAAAACGCTATCGCGAAGCGCTCGCGAGTTTGGAGGACTGAAAAATGTTTGCTTTGGTATTTATTGTCTTATGGTTTTCGTTAACGATTTCGGTTTTATTCGATGATTTGGAGGAACGGCAGAAATGACAAGCGAAAACAAAACAGTTTATAAAAGCCTGGAAGTGCTGATTAATAGGCGCGAAAAATTGCGGGAAAAGAAACAGACCCTCCGCGAACGGATAGATGAAAGATGGCCGTTCGAAATTTACGGTTGTAAAGCCGACCAGGTATTCGACGACAAGTCGGCGGAATTAGACGGCGAGATAGAATTACTTTCGAAATATATCAGCGGTTTCTATGATTTGATGGAAATAATAGAAGGTCGACAGAATGGAACGCTTCTATAATGTAAACACGTTCCCTTATCATAAAATATACAATGTTGAAAATGTAAAACGGCCGGCGGGAAATAACGCCGGTCGTCAGCGTGATAAAAAGATTAAAAATCTGATTATCACATTCGACATAGAAACGACAAGGATCGCGGCCATAGAACAGGCGATTATGTATCACTGGCAATGTTGTGTTATGAAAGATTTGGATAACTACTGGACGTGTTGCGGCCGCCAGTGGTCGACCTGGTTAAAGTTTATCGATAGGATTTTAGAACTATACCCGGACGACGAAAAGATTATTATATGGGTTCATAATCTCTCATATGAGTTTAACTGGTTGCGCGCATTGTACGACCTCGGACCCGACGACGTATTCGCGACCGACCGCCGGAAGGTGTTGTTCTTTCGTTCCGGCCGTGTTGAATACCGATGCAGTTATATACATTCGAACATGTCGTTAAAGGAATATACGCATAAATTTAACGTTCCGCACCCAAAGTTAGACGACTTCGAGTATACGGCGGTTCGGTGGCCATGGTCACGTATAACACCGCGGGAACGTGAATATATGATTAATGACGTGTTAGGACTGGCCGAGGCGTTATATATCGAAATGAGTTTCGACGGTGACAATCTGCTGACAGTTCCGCGGACTTCCACCGGCTATGTTAGGAGGGAATGCAAACGAGCTTTACACGACTTCCGGCCGACGCTAAAGGACATACTTCCGACTACCGAGATATATTTACTGCTGCGTGAACTTTTCCGCGGCGGCGATACTCACGCTAATCGGCTTATAGCCGGCGAGATAATCACCGATGTGAACAGCCGCGATGAATCCAGTGCGTATCCTTCCGTCCAGTTAAACGACCGTTTCCCGATGGGAGCATGGAACCAGTTAGAAGAAGTTACGAACAAGGCGTTCGACGATTTGATTTTTAAATACAAACGGGCCGTTATATTCCGCGCGCGATTTTATAAGATTCGTTTGCGGGATAAACACTGGCCGGCGCCGTATCTTACAAAAGATAAAAGCCGGCGTATTCAAAACGGATGGTTCGACAACGGCCGCGTTCTTGCCGCTGATTACCTGGAAACCAGTTTAACGGATATTGATTTTAGGATTATATTAGAAACCTATGATTTTGACGATTTCCAGCCGTTCGACGTTTATTATTCGAAATACGGAAAATTACCGAAAAAACTTCGCGACGTCGTGGCGGGTTTGTTCAGGGATAAAACAGCATTGAAAAACGTACCCGGACAGGAAATTTATTATATGAAACAGAAAAACAAACTTAATGCCGTGTATGGTATGACATGCCAGGACGTCGGCAAGGCTGAAATAAAATATATAAATGGCGAGTTTGTAATACCCGAATACGATGTTAACGAAATAATATCGAAGGCGAATAAAAAGGCGTTTATGTCTTACGCCTGGGGGTGTTATACGACAGCGCTAGCAAGGTATAGACTTTTTCAAGGTCAGAAACTGATATATGAAACTCCCGGCGCGGTGTTGCTTTACTGGGACACAGACAGTTTGAAATATACCGGCGTCGTCGACTGGGAGAAATATAATAAGCGCATGCGGCAACGTTCGAAGAAGAACGGAGCATTCGCCACGGATCGCGACGGCGTAACTCATTACATGGGCGAGTTCGAAGACGAAACCGGTGATTATCCATATTCGAAATTCTGCACACTGGGCGCTAAAAAATACGTTTACGAACGTAAAGGGAAATTATCTATCACCATAGCCGGAGTTAACAAACGGTTAGGTGCCGAAGAATTGGGAACAGTCGAAAATTTTAAACCGGGTTTTGTATTTAAAAAAGCCGGCGGGACCGAGGCAGTATATAACGACGTAAATTTTGGTATGTACAAGGTCGGAAAACACGATATAATGATTATATCGAATATGGTCATTCGTGATTCAGAATACACCCTCGGCATAACCGGCGAATATCAGCGCCTGCTAACCATGCCGGAAGTATGGACCGGGCAATATTACGACGACATTATTCGAAAATAGCCACCGAATAGATTACAGATTAAAGAAAAAGAAGAGGAGAAAAGAAAAAAGATGAAAAACGCAAAAACACTTGATAAGAAGACACTGTTTAAAATGACAAGAGGCCAGGACAGGACACCGCTGTCAACACTGAAGGGCGAGGAGTTCACACCGAGCGCATATTGTCTCTATGAATACACGAACAGCGACGGACAGGATGTTAACGGCCTGTCTCTGCTGATTAACGGCGACGTTTATATCACGTCCAGCGAACCGATGATTAATTCGTTTGAAACGATTCTCTCGGTATTCGAAGACGAGGAAGACGTTACGCTTACCATCGTCGGCAAGACTTCTAAAGCCGGCCGTGAATATAACGTTCTCGACGTCGTTATCTAATTAATCTATTATATTAGTGGCCGGTAGGTGGCGCCGGCCGCTTTTTATTTTGTGTATAATAAAAGCATGAAAAGAAAAAATGATTTAACGCCATACGGCGAAAACGGTTATGTTGATATTCCTAAAATCCGCGGCATTTGCGATGAAAACAAAATTTATTTCGTGTTCATCGTCGGCGGCCGCGGAACTGGAAAAACATATTCAACATTATTAGACAGAGGATTAAATAACACCGACGGAAAATTTATGTTAATTCGTCGACTGCAAACACAGGTTAACGCGATTAAAAAGCCGGATTTTTCACCGTTTAAAAAGATATGCAGCGATCGCGGCGTCGAGGTAGGCGTCGAGCCAGTTGTCGAAAATGTTTCACGTTTTATATATAACGATGAAACTATCGGTTATCTCGCCGCGCTTGCTACTTTTTCAAACGTTCGAGGTTTCGACGGTTCCGATATTTCGGATATTATTTATGATGAATTTATCCCTGAGCGGCACGAACGACCAATAAAGGCGGAGGCTGACGCGCTGTTTAATCTGTACGAAACTATCAATCGAAACCGTGAATTAAATAATGAGAAACCGGCGCGTCTTTGGTGCCTGGCGAACTCGAACGACCTCGGCAACCCTGTTTTCATGTCTTTAAAACTGGTAACAGTCGCGGAACGAATGCGCGAAGCCGGCCGGGAGGTTTACATTGACTACAGACGCGGTTACATGATTATCATGTTAGACCGTTCGCCGATTAGCGAACAGAAACGCGAAACGGCTTTATATCGATTAACCAGCGGTTCGGATTTTGAAAGAATGTCAATCGATAACGATTTTGTCCAGGCTGAAATAATGAATATCAAGAGCAAGAAGTTACGCGAATATAAACCGCTGGTAAAGGTCGGCGAGATTGTTATCTATAAGCATAAAAGCGCAAAACAGTATTACGTAACGACACATGCGTCCGGCAGTTTCGAAGACATGGGAACCGGCGAAATATCGTTTAAACGGTTCAATAATAAATACTATTATCTTTGGAATGCGTATTTTGATTTACGGATAACTTTTGAAAATTATTATGTTGAGAGGTTATTTGTAAACATTTGTAAAACATGATTATATATTAATAGGAACGGCGCTCACAGAACAGCCGCCGGAAGCGGCGAGCGCGGGTTAGTTCGACCCTCGAACCGTTCCTATTAATTAACGAGGTGGCGTTTATGGATGAAATGAAATTAATAGCCGATTTGATTGGTCAATATTGTTTTCCGATTGTTTGCTGTTTTATTCTTTTCCGCTCAATGGAAAAAGAACGTGAGGTTCACCGCGAAGAGACAAACGCACTAACTCACGCGCTGGAGGATAACACGCGGGTTATGACAGAATTAAAAACATTATTCGAGGTTCACAAAAATGAAATTCAAAATTTTGGGTGATTTGAATGATTACACCGATTTAGAACTGGCATTGCTCGTCATGCTCGGCCAGTTCGGAAACGGCGCCGATCGTCGTAACGCATTAGGCAAATATTACGATAACGTCCAGGAACTCGTCGAAGACCTCGCCGTCGGTGTCGTGCCGGTCGTCCATCATAAAGGCGCCATGAGTGACGATGAAATTCGCGCGGCGCTTGAAAAAATCAAACCGACGGACGCCGATTTTAACGCTATGGTTACAGAGTTCATAAACGCATTAAAATAGAAAAGACAGGAGGCCACTAAATGAACTTTTCAGAAATTAAAGAATTACTCGATGCAGGTTTCACCCCGGAGCAGATTATGCAAATCAACGCGGAGCCGGAAAAGCAGGTAACTGTATCCGAAACGGAAACAAAAACGACAGATCCAGAAATAAAAACTGTCTCCCAGCCGGAAACAATTACGGCCGCGGTCACTTCCGAACAGTTTAAAGAATTGCAGAACGCTATTACAGAGTTAACGAAAACCGTACAGGCTAATGCAATTCTGAACGACCTTCAGCCGGGCCAGTCTGTAAAAACAGATATGGACATTCTCGCGAGCGTAATTAACCCGGGTTCGAAATAAAATAGGAGGATAAAATCTATGTCAGTTAACACTATGGGTTTCGAGCAGGCCGCAACCCTGCTAAACTCTTTGAATGCACAGGCCACCGGCCGCACTGCTATCACGCCGACCAATACGTCGGAATTTGTCAGCCTCGCGCAGACAACATTGCAGGCAGGCTATGACCCGGTCCTTAATGCTATCAGTCAGATGGTAACAAGAACGATTTTCAGTGTTCGGCCATACGACAGAAAATTCGCCGGTATCCAGGTCGATAATCAGAAGTTTGGCGCTATTACCCGCAAACTGAATATTGCCGATAAGGATTTCGAAAATGACGTCAGTTTTCAGCTCGTCGACGGGCAGTCGGTCGACCATTTCGTCGTAAATAAGCCGAACATTCTTCAGACCAATTTTTACGGCGCTAACGTCTTCGAAAAATCTTATACCATTTTCAAAGACCAGTTAGACAACGCCTTCACTGGTCCCGAACAGTTCGGCGAATTTATGAGCATGGTAACACAGAACGCGTCCGACATGGTCGAACAGTCACACGAAAACCTCGCCCGCGCTACTATCGCGAACTTTATCGGCGGTAAAGTCGCCGGCGACGCAAACAGTGTTATTCATCTTCTCACACTTTATAACGGCGAAACTGGTCAGACACTGACGAAAGCCCAGGCGCTGGCACCCGCTAACTATAAGGCATTTATGCAGTGGGTTTACGCGAAGGTTGCAAGCATTTGCGCGCTTATGACAGAACGGTCTAACAAGTATCAGATTAACGTCACAGGTAAGCCGGTTATGCGTCACACACCGTATGCTAATCAGAACGTCTTCATGTTCGCGCCCGATCGCTACGGTATCGAGGCGCGCGTCCTGGCTGACACATTCCACGACAACTATCTGAAATATGCTGACGTCGAAACTGTTAATTATTGGCAGTCAATCGAAACGCCGGACCGTGTCAGCGTTACGCCTTCCTACATTGATAACACCGGCAAAGTCGTAACAGGCACCGCCGCCGTTATCGACGACCTGTTCGGCGTAATCTTCGACGACGACACCCTGGGTTATACAGTCGTTAACCAGTGGTCCGCTATGACTCCGCTGAATGCAAAAGGCGGTTACTGGAACATGTTCCTGCATTACACGGACCGCTACTGGACAGACTACACAGAAAAAGGCGTCGTTCTTCTTCTCGACTAATCCCGTCAAGTCATATTGCTGAAACACCTCTTTCATCGGAAAACAGTCGGTTATTTGTGACCGGCTGTTTTTCGTTATATATTTAAAATAGAACAGGAGGTTAAAATGCTGATACGTTTCTATAACTTCGCAAAACGCGAGAACAGCACGAAACAACCGGCGGCAGGCAGCGGCACCGAATACGACGTCGTTCTGAAAGACGGTAGCAGTCTTATTCAGCCGACTATCATTTTAAGATTAACTAATAAGCCGGTTTATAATTACGCCTATATTCCCGACATGGACCGTTTCTATTTTGTCGATGATATTATTAATTTATCTAAAAACATTTGGGAAATTTCCATGCACACCGATGTATTAGCGTCGTTCCGTGTTGAAATTACAAACGCCGAATTATATGTTCTTCGCGCGGCGGCTGATTATGACGGTAATATCATAGATAACTTTTACCCTGTCAAAGTCACAAAAACAAACGAGCGCGTCACGGTCGACAGCATCTTAAACGCCGGCGGAACGTCCGCATATGCGAATGTAAACAACGGCTGTTTTATTGTCGGCATTGTCGGCGCTACCGGTTCGCTGACGACTAACGCCATATATGGCAGTGTAACATATTACGCATTCAATCGCGCTAATTTTGCAATGCTTGTTAGTTTACTTCTCGACGATAATGTCCTGGAAAACTGGGGACTTGCCGACTTGTCAGATTTAACAATTAAATTGCAAAAATCAATCATAGACCCTCTGCAATGGATTAAATCATGTGTATGGGTTCCGATTGCATACAATGAAATAGACGGTACAAGCGTCGGCCAGTTATACGCGTTCGGCATGGAAATCAGCGGCAGTCAGCCGGGTGATTTTTATTGCAAACAGATTAGCGGAAATCCTCCGCAGGAGGTGCTGACAACTTCTATAACGATTCCTTCGCACCCGGACGCCGCTAGACGCGGAAACTATTTAAATGTTGAACCATACACCCGAATGCAGTTACTTTTTCCGCCGTTCGGGAATTTCGAACTTGATACCAGTGTATTAACACAGGCGGCTAATCTTGCTATCACTGTATATATCGACCTTATCACCGGCGCCGGAACGCTTCGAGTCGGCGCGGAAGGGGACGGTCAGTTTCTAATAAACGCTAAAACACAGGTCGGCGTTCCTATCAATTTGACCCAGGTAACACACGACTATTTATCAATGTTCGGCGGTTTGATTGGTGGCGGCATTTCTGCCGGCGTCGGCGCGGCTACTGCTAACCCGGTCGGTATTATCGGCGGTGTCGTCTCCGCGATCGGTAGCGTCGTTAATGCGTTTAAACCTGTCGTATCGTCTATGGGCGGTAACGGTGGATTTTCCGATTTGTCCGGCAAACCTACTTTAGCATGCCAGTTTTACGACATACCCGAAGAAGACAACGCCAACGCCGGCCGCCCTCTTTGCCAGGTTAGACGCCTGGGTACTTTACCCGGTTATATTTTAGTTCGTGAGGGTGACGTCGAAATTAACGGTTTCGGCGATGAACAGGCGATTCTAAAATCTTATCTCGAGGGAGGTTTCTATTATGAGTAATTACACGCCTCGACTGTCTGAACCGTCCGCATCAGACCCAAGATGGATTATGTCCAGTTACGGCGGATACAATGACTGCATCGCCGGTTCCAACGGTCCGCCGTCGGTCCTGCCGAACTGTACCGGCTATGTTCATGGCCGCTGTATGGAAATCGCCGGCGTAACTACAGATAATTTAGGTTTGTCGTTTGGAAATGCCGTTACTTACTATTCACAATCGTCATCTGACTGGGTTCAATCAAGCGAACCGTCTTTGGGCGCCGTGGTTGTATATTCGCAAAACGTGGGATGGGAACCCGGTCACGTCGCTGTCGTCGAAGAGATAATCGATAATGATACTATCGTTATATCGCAATCAGATTACGGCGGCGCGCGGTTCAGCATATGGACATGCACGCGGTCAACGAATTGGACACCGTTTACAAATGTTTCGTTTATTGGTTTCCTTAAAAACCCATATGTAACACCCGGCCCGGGACCTGGTCCCGGTGGCAATCTTGCGAAATTTCTTTTAATGGCTAAATATAGAAATAGGAGGAATAGAAACAATGTCAGCAAACGCATTATTTGACAGTAAACCGCCGGTCGATTTTCAATCTATCAATATTTATAACTCGATGATAGACCCGTCGACTGTACATGTTAATAACACCGCTGTTATGAACATGTTACGCCGCTATCTTCTACAGCGTGTGTTTTCGGTTTATGATTTTCGAGGTATTCCCGACACATGGGATAAAGACTATTTTAGATATGTTCTGTTCGTGTTCGGTTTCGAGGCTGTTATCAACACTGATAAATTCGGCGTTATCCCGCAATATTGCACACTCGACGGACGTCGTAACGTATTCATGCAGCCGTCGCGCGTTCTGATCGCTAACCCGCTTATTCGCGGCAATGTTAACCCGCGTATCGGTGTTGAATGCTCGCTGATTAAAATGCAGCCGAATTATTCGGGTATTTGGGACCTTGTCAGTTATTTTGCCTCGATGATGGCTGTTACGCTCGAAACGGCGGCTATCAACACATGGAACAGTAAATTCTCATGGGTGTTTACCGGCGACAATAAAGCCGAGGCCGAGGGCATGAAAAAAATGTTCGACCAGTTAGGCAATCAGCCGGCCGTATTCGTTTCGAAAAATATGTTCGACGAGGAAGGTAATCCGAAATGGCAGATGTTTAATCAGAACGTCCGCGAAAACTTTATCGGCCTCGATTTGCAAGAAGCTTTTACAAAATGGAATAATATGTTCGATACATTCATCGGTATAGATAACGCTAACTACGAAAAATCGGAACGGCTGGTCGTCGACGAGGTGAACGCGAACAACGCGGAAACACGCGCTTTATGTTCTATATGGCGCGATTGCATTTCGGAAGGACTGGAAACCGCGAACAAACTTTTTGATCTGAATTTAAGTGTAGAACTTCGCCAGGAGCCGAAAAAACAGGAGGTTGTCGAAAATGATATCGATTAATGGATTATATATTAACGACCCGACTATTTTCGATTATTTTTATCTGCCGGACGCGCTAATAAACAAAAAACAGGATATTATTGATTATATTTGTGAATCATGCGCAGAACTGGAAATAATATACCCGGACCCGGAAATTATGAAAAACTCTATCAGAATTTGGAGTTCACGAAACATTAACAGATGGAATGAATTATATAAAACAACGCAGTATGAATATAATCCTATTTGGAATAAGGACGGCACGATTGTAGAATCGTATAATGACAATGCAATAACAAATAACACCGGAACAAGACAAACAACCGGCTATAACGATAATACATTCGTGGACCGCGATAGAGATAGCGCCAACGGAAACGCAAACACTAACGGAACGAGAACGAGAACGGAACAGGGCAACATCGGTATCACGTCGACACAACAGTTAATCCGGGAACAGCGCGAAGTAGTCGATTTCAACATAATCGAATTAATCGTTTCCGACTTTAGAAAATATTATTGCTTAATGGTATGGTAATATGTCCTGGTATACATGGTTCATCATTGGTGCCATATTTGGTGCTAATATTGGTTTAATTTTATTATCGATGATATTATCAGATTTAGAAGAAGAGGAGGAAAAGTTTAAACAATGGGAAAAACAACAAAAAAGGCGCCGGCGTTGAAAACGGCGGCCACTACATCCGACTTTACTTTCGAAAACGTATTACGAACATTAACACGTTTCAATCGTTCCAGTGTTGTCTATACGGAAGTCAACCGGGAAACACTGGCTGTTTCGGTCGTTATCGAAGACGAATCGACCGGCAAAAATTACACGCTGACAGGAACAGCAACGGAGGTATAAATGCCTTTTCATTTTAATGGTTACTCTAATTTTCACGATATCAATCTAGACTGGATTATCGCGGAACTAAAAAAAGTACATGACGAATACGACGACGTTAAACAACTCGTTATAGATTTGGAGGAACTCAAAAACAAATATGAAGAGGTTTATAACCTTTTCGAACAACTCGAAAACGATTTCAACAGTTTCACGGATGATATCGAATCTGAAATGAGTTCTTTTGAAACTGATATCAGAAACGAATTTTCAATTCTGACAGACAATTTCGAGAACGAGTTTAGACAACTGTCGGCCGATGTAAATAACGTCCTGGCCGCTTATAATACGCGTCTGATTGACTTAAATATTAAAATCGATAACGCTATAACTAACTTGAGTCAGTCTATAAAAATGATTAATCCATTTACTGGACAAGACGAACCGCTATCAGATGTTATTTATCAGTTAGCATCGTTCCATATGGAAAACGCTATTACGGCGGGTGAATATGACGCGTTGAATCTTACGGCGCAGGTTTATGATAACATGGGTTTAACTGCTTACCAATACGACGTAAACGGTAAAGTTTATCTGATGTCTTAATATTAGGAGGTTGAAAAAATGTCACACACTAACGCTACAACTAATTATGCTTTATCCCAATTCGTATCGACTGACACGCCGGCATGGATGACGGACGTAAACGGCGATAATCAGAAAATCGACGCCGCACTGCATTCAAATGCAGAAGCCGCAAGCGCAAACGCCACCGCGATCGCTGCCACGGACACAAAAGTTTCTAATTTTCTGCCAGACACCGGGTCTGCCGGTAATATTCTTAAAAGAACAACGAACGGCGCATCATGGCAGACGTTAGACGCTTCAGAAATCGCATATGACCCGACAGGTACAGTTCTTCCGTCAAACGTTACAAATGTCGGCGCCGCTATCGAATTTGTAGCCGATAGCGAAATCCTTATTCGCGAGGTTAGAACTAATACTGTTACATGGAGTGCCAGCACACCCGGCACACACGCCGGCCAGTGTGAAGCGTCTATCGAATCTATTACAGGTTATTCTCCAGTGTTTGCTATCGTCGACGGTTTATCAACAAGCGTATCATGTATCATTGGCACGCCGGTATTGGAGCCGACAATGGTTAAATGCCCACTTTACCGCGCGAACAATGCGGCCGGTTCTGAATGGCTGAATATTAAAATCATTTATAAAAAAGTTTAACCAGTTAGACACGGTTATATCTTATTAAACACGTCTAGTATATTAGGCGTGTTTTTTGTATTGTCTAAACAAGTTGGGGTATACCCCCCGGGGGTATACCGTGTTAGGTTATCCC